TCGTCATGGGTTTAATCTTCCTGGCTGGGAGCGCATAAAGGAAGGACTGCAAGAGTACAACGAATGCCTTGCCCTTGGTGGCAATAGATCAGGCAAGACTACTGGATTTGCTAAGATTATAATGGAGGCCGTAACGGAAAGCACAGACGGTCATGTAGTATGCTTCTCCCAGAACGAAGACACTTCCATTAAAGTACAGCAAGCAGCTATCTGGGAAATGATGCCTAAGGAATTCAAGAAGAAGACCAAGAGCATAGAAGGGTACATCAATTACAGTATGCAGAACGGGTTCACGGCTAAGAGCTTCATCTTTCCAGATACTCGTACTAGAGTAGACTTCAAGACGTACACCCAGTTCAGTAACAACCAAACAATCCTTGAGGGCTTCGAGTTCGGCTTCCCTGATCCAGTAGGTCTTAACATAGGAGCTTGGTTAGATGAGTACCTTGGAGATGCTGCATTAGTAAATACCCTTAGGTTTCGATTAGCTACTAGAGACTCTAAGATGGGTATAGGCTTTACTCCTATTGATGGTTACACTCCCTTTGTGGCAGAGTACCTAAAGGACGTAGAAACCCTTCAGACTAGAAATGGGGAGCTATTAGACAAACAAGTCCCTATCAAGCAGTACAGCCCATCTAGGGATGCCTCAGTGGTGTACCTGCACTCAGATGAGAACCCGTTCGGTGGGTACGAGCGTATTGCTAAAGACCTAAGGGGAAGACCAGAGGACGAGATACTTGTACGTGCTTACGGCATCCCAGTTAGAAGCATGACATCCCTGCTGCCCTTGTTTAACACTGAGGTAAACGTGCTAAACGAAGAGAAAAACAAGTACGGGATGACGTTCCCAGATATTTCTAATAAAGAAAAGTTCACCTGTTACCAGGTAGTTGACCCAGCAGGAGCTAGGAACTACGTAGCACTATGGGCAGGAGTGAACGATATGGGTGATGTGTACATCCGTAAGGAATGGCCCGATAGGGATTACTACGGAGAGTGGGCGTTGTTCGGAGATCCTAAGTGGAGATACGGCCCAGCATCTAAGAAGATAGGGTACAACGTACAAGGGTACGTAGATTTGTTCGAAGAAATAGAAGAGGACATCGGCATAAAGGTATTTGAGCGGATAGGTGATAGTCGGTACTTCGCTAAGGAAAACTCTGACAATGATGATCTGTTCACCGAGTTCGATGACTGCGGTATGAACTTTATTCCATCAGATGGCAGAATGGAAGAAATGGGGATTAGTGCAATAGACGAATGGTTCAGTTACAATCCTAATGAGCCGATTGATTCTGCTAATCGGCCCAGGTGCTACGTCCACCAGGATTGCGGCAACCTAATAGACTCTTTAATAAACTACAACGCATCAGGTAAATCTGATGAACCACTAAAGGATTTCTTCGACATTATTCGTTATTTGCGAATGGCGAACGGAGGAGATGGCCCAGATCACGTTCTGTCTAGGAGCATGATGACTACACGAGTGGGCGCAGGATACTAATTATGGCTAAAGTAAGATTAACAAAAGTAGCTTCTGATTTTGATTTACAATTTGATGAAGTACTCCAAATGGCTAAGAGCAAACTTTCTGAAGAAATGCTTACAGGTCGAGGCAGAAACACTTGGGTAGACGAGGAAGGACAAGCAATCCTAATGGAGTCTATGTACATTAATGAAATTGTCCCCAAGCACTACAGGGGGAGGGTTGTTTCACACGCTCCAAATCCTAGTTATGTTTTTGCTTACATAAAAGAACTTAGTATAAAAGTTCCAGTTGTTGTTCCCAGGAAATACAGAAACACAATGAAGGGAAAAACAATAACCATAGAAATGATAGAAGATGTACGAGGACGAAGCTACAGATATGTTAAATAAACTGGTTTTAGACCATAGTTTTATAGAGGAACAAATAGACAGATTACTGGCCTGGGAAATATTTGTTCGGCGGGTAAGAGGAAGGGATCAAGAAGAAATGTTACCATTAGAATTGTGTGATAGAATAGGGGTAAGTATATTATACATAAACCATCTTCTAGAAGATATTAAAAAAAGACCTCAGTTTTATGCAAAGTGATTCAATTTCAGATTCGCTAACGTACGTTAGTGACGAACCAGACATTAACTCCCTTCGTTACGCTTACGACCAATCAGTACTTGAGCTTGAATCATACTTTGATTTGTGCAGAGATAGCTACGATGATCGTAGGAACTACTGGCCAGGGAAAAGTTCAGACCTAAGAAAGCACGGAGCTGATGCGTTCCCGTGGGAAGGAGCTTCAGACATGGAGGCTCACGTTATTGACGAAAGAATCACTCGACTAGTTTCCTTGTTCATGGCTTCTCTTAACAGGGCGAACATCAGGGCTTTCCCTGTAGAGGTTCAGGACGTGCCCAAGTCGAAGATCGTATCTAACTTCCTTAAGTGGATGGTTACATCTGGGTACATTTCTAGGTTTAGCCGAGAGATGGAACTAGGGGCGAACTACTTGCTTGAGCGTGGATTGCTTATTAGCTACGTAGGGTGGCACTCAGAGGACAGAAAGTTCTTACAGCGTCTAGACCTTAATGAGATAGCTCAAGTAGGCCCACAGCTAGCAGAAATGATCATATCTGGGAACAACGAAGACCAGATGATTTCTATGCTTCAGAAGACGTTTGACGGAGTTACCGTTAAGCGAGCAAAGAAAGCACTGGCCGAGTTAGCCGATGTAGGCTCTGCGGAGCTACCAGTGGTACGTCGACAGGTTAATGCACCAGAGGTGAAGACACTAGCACCAGATGGTGACTTCGTGTTTCCTCCTTACGTTACTGATCCACAAAGATCTCCTTATTGTTTCTGGAAAACTTACGTAACTCCTCAAGAACTAGAAAACAAAATAGCTACTGAGGGATGGGACGAGTCTTTTGTAGACCTGATTATCGACAGATACCGTGGAGTAAACATAGATACGGTAGAGGTTGAGCAGGAAGGTAGACGTTTACTTAACAGCAACTCTTACGAAGCTGAAGAACTAATAGAGATCGTTTACGGTTACCAGCGTCTGATTGACAAGGAAGACGGATCTGAGGGCATATACTGCACTGTATTCCACCGTGAGTTCAGTGGAGACGGTGACGTTCCTGGTTATGCTAAGTTCGAACTACTTAACGGCTACGAAGACTACCCAGTAGTAGTAACTAAGCTTTCCGAGGACAGCAAGAGATTGTACGATACGATGACAATTCCCAGCATTCTAAGAGGAATACAGAATCAAGTCAAAATAGAACGAGATAGCAGAATTGACCGCAACAGCCTTGCTACTGTACCGCCGATCTTTCACCCAGTAGGGCAAGCTCCAACGGACTACGGGCCAGGGCGGTACATACCTTATCGCCGCAAGGGAGACATCGACTTTGGCCCCACTCCTTCTTACAACCAAGGATCTTTAGAAATGGAAAAGACCTTAGAGCAGCAAGCAGACCGCCTTGTTGGTCTAGATGAGTCATCTTCAATTTCTCAAATTAAGAAGCAGTTCCTTGTAGACAAGTTCCTGACTCACTGTGCTGAAGTAATATCTCAGTGTTACCGATGCTTCCAACGCTTCGGCCCAGACCAGATATTCTTTAGAGTTACAGGAGTACCTGATCCTCAGACATTTAACAAAGGTAACGCTGACGAAAACTTCGATGTTACAATTAGCTACGATGTTCTGAACACTGATCCCGAAAGCCAAGAGAAAAAACTTAATCAAATGGTTTCTCTCCTACAACTAGACAGGAACGGTAGGATAAACGTAGATAACTTGCTAACCCTTGCGGCGGCTTCAGTTGATCCAGTACTTGCAGACGGAGTTCTGGAGCCAGTACAGGTTGCTCAAGAAAAACTTCTTAAAGATATTACAGATGATCTATCAAAAATATATTCAGGCATTGAAGTCCCTGCTCGCCCATCGGCGGCTCAAGCTGCTTTGCAAATTATTCAACAGTACTCTCAGCAGCCAGACATTCAAAAACGTCTGCAAGAAGATGAGGCTTTTGCTCAGCGTTTGCAAAAATACGCTGGCCAGTATCAGTTCGCGGTTCAGCAAGCTCAGAACGCGCAAATAGGCCGAGTGGGTACTGCACCAGCTCAAATGGGCGAGGTACAGACTCAAGGGATGCAGCAGTAATGCCTGATAATCAAAGTACATCAGAGTTCGCTGACAAACGAGCCTTAAATGCCCGATTAGATTCTATCTTGAAATCTATGGATGGGAAGCAAGTTTTTCCGACAAAGCATCCTATGGCTGGAGAATCAAACGTAGTTACAACTACTGTTTCTTTTGATGGAAAACATTTTATTCTTCCATCTATGGTTGGGGGCAAAAACTTAATGGAAGGCAACGAATTTATTAACGTAGCCAGAAAAAAGGGTTTAAAGAATTATCCTGCATTTGATAATCCTAAAATTGCTAGTGCTGTTAGTAAGCTTATGCACGGCGGTGTTCTTGAGGATGGAACATTCTCCTACGAGCTTGCAAAACAAAATTTTTAATATGGCAGACAATCTAAGTAAAAGCGATCTTGCTCGTCAAAGAACAAAGGTCAAGCATAATCAAGAAATATACGAGCAAATTGCTTTGCATGAAGGAGTGGAGCCCAGCGTGTACACAGACACTAAAGGTAAGCGTACTATAGGTATAGGGTTTAATCTGGATGAACCTTCTAATCGGAAGAAAGCAGAAGCAGTAGGGCTTAATGTACAAGATATGCTTTCTGGGAAAACCCTTTCTGATAAAGAAATAAAGCTGCTGTACAATGAATCCGTTAAACAAGCAGCAGATGATGTTAATGCTTATTTGCCTAAAGCGGGCAGACAGCCTCCGATAGTTCAAAAGATTTTGATAGACATGGCATTCAACC